TAGCTAAGTCGCTAAGTCGCTAAGTCGCTCATTTTCTATTTATAAATCAATGAGTTGCGAAATAGTGACGCATTAACTAACTCGTTAAGTCATTGATTTATAAAGAAACTGTTTTTAGCGCAAAAAAAGGGCGCTAAATGCGCCCTTGATATAGTTGGTTGTGGTTATTTGGTTAGCCGATATTTTTTAACCTCTTTCTTGTTTGTTGGGTTGGTTGTTATCATTTCCTCAACCGCCCCAGCTTGCACCATCGCTGAAAGTATCTGCTCAACCTGTTCCCGCTTGTGTGGCCTGCAGCGGTTAACTAAAACGCCCATTGTTTCGGCATGGTCAACGCTGATAAGGTTTTGTATCTTGGCGGCAATGCTGTTACCTGGATCTTCTTTTTCAGCCATGTTTGAGAATGCCAGTTTCATTTTGCGTTCAATATCAGCCTTGGCTAATGCGTAAGCCCATCGGACGTGCTCAACCGTTCTGACGCGCTCTGGAATGGCTAGAATCAAACTAATCTTTGCGGCAAGCTCATAGCCGCGTCTTGGAATTGCTTCAAGCCCTGTGGTTCCTCGCGCATCCTCTGCCATCTTCCAGAAAGCATGGTAAACATCATCAAGGGCGTTCAATGCCTCATCTGTGCTTGTGATGCGAGTTTTGTCTCCATAGTATTCAACTCGGTCTGGTTTTTCTGTGCTACCTGGTGAATACAGATTCGCAAGCGTTGCCTGTATGCCAATAGGTAATGGCTGGCGCTTGAACTTTTCTTTTCTCTTTGGGTTGCTGTCTTGATCTTCAAATATCAGCGCCCGACTAATAAAGCCGTTTGTGGCCTGCTCAAAATCCACTAGGTCGTTAAAGGTTACTGGAGTAGTCCATCCTATGATTGAAAGAAATGGGCGCTCCAAGCCGCTGTCTATATTGTCCAAAGCATGTTTAATTTGCTCTGATCGTCTTAGCTGCTTTCCGCCTTTATCGCGTCCTTCATCAATCATTTTCATAACTGCTGCAAGTTCTGACTGTAGCTCCTTTCTCAGATCGTCTTTAACGTCACCAGATACGAGCATGAAACCGTTTGCTTTGCTGTAGGCTGACATTACCAAGCCTATGACGCCCTCAAGATATGCAGCGCCACCGCGAGCAGTGGCAGACTTTATTTTTCTGAGAACCAAACCCAGTTCATCGATTGCATAATAGGCGGCTTGGTGCCTGACTAAGTTTCTGATAATTTCCTGCTCTGACTTGATGCCGCCATGGACAGCGCCAGAAACACCAGCAGCGCGCAAGCACTCTGCAAACGCTTGCTGAATGGCTTCCTTACCAGTGGACGAGCTGGCAACACAGAAAGAAAATAGGTTTGTGCTAAATCCGTCTTTATCGTCTGTATTTCTAAGTCCAGCAATACAGCCAACAGCAGACAATGCAGCAGCAACTGCCATTGATTCACGAGGATAAAGGCATTGGTTGTTGATCCATTGCGTTAGCTGGCCAACAAAGCCAGGTGGTCGCTTTAAGTCTATACCGCTAATGTCTAGCGGGTTTGATTCATCATCAAAATTTGATTCATCAGGAGTGAAAGTTACAGACTCCACATATCCGTTATCTTCTGCAAAATGCTTTAGAGTTCCGAAAGTAACCGGATTTGACGACTTACCAAAGCTATGCCAGTGCCTTTCTAATTGGTGGATACCTGGATACTTGCTGCCGTTTTTGCTCCAATCGTTCCAGACGTCGAATCCGTCACCGTTTAAGGTTTGGTGGATAGCCATACCGCATGTGATCCACATATCATAACCACAGTCTGGGCTGACAAACGAAAGGATGGTATTAACGTCAGCTATAGTTACATCCATGTAAGAGCCTGAAACGCTTGCTCTATACGTGTCTGGGCGTTTTAGCAGGTCAATCAATACTTGAGGCGCTTCTTTTACATCATCTGGAGAGCCTTTTTTTACTTCATAATAACTGCCTGACGCATGCAAGCTTCCTGAGCCAACTACAAAGCCGCTTGATTTAAAATCAATGCCAGGATATTGGCTCAACTTTGAAACAATCGATACACCTTCAGGGGCTTTGAAGTAGATATGCAAACCGCCGCCGCCAGTTTTTACTACAAAGCCGCTATCAGCCTCATAGTCATAAGCCATGGCTTTATAAGACTCAAAACCTCCATTGCGTGGGTCAATGTCGATAATAATATAACCGGACACCAAGACCCCAAAGCCAGTGCTGAAGTTACCCATCGCTTCCATAACATCAAGCTGATCTTCAGACCATTCTGGCGTGTACTGCCAATTGCTGGCACATGGCTTTTTATACTTCTGCTCTGGTGGTAACTCGCTTCCGTCATGGTCGGTTGCACCGAGCAGGCCGAACACCCTAAACCCAGCGTCGATGTAATCGTATTGGTTAGCCATTTGCTTTCCCTTCTAAATAATCGCTGATTGTTTTTATCGTTGAGTAAGATGGAGCTTTTGCTTTTCCGTTTCTGATGTTTGAAAGCGTCTGCCTACTTAGGCCAGTTCTGTCAGCGACAACCTCCAGATTTCTATCCTTTAACATCTCTTTTATTTGTTCAATGGTTAGCATTTTCTAAAACCTCGACTTAGTGAGTTAGTGACTTAGTGAGTACACTATATACGAATGCGAGTACGGCCGTAAACAAATTCGTAAAAAAATACTTGACGATGTTTTTTTGTAGTGTATATTTGATTTCGTTGAGAGGGAAAAAATAGGAGGACAATCATGTCGCTACTGTCAACAATTAGCAAACCGCAAGACCGTTCAGTTATCGTCACCATCATCGGTGATTCTGGTTTAGGCAAAACAACATTAGCCGCAACTTTTCCAAAGCCTATCATTATTAGAGCAGAAGATGGCTTGCAAGCCATCAAGTCTGAATCTCGTCCTGATGCGTTCCCGCTTTTAAATAAGGTGGATGCGCTGTGGGATCAGCTTAAAGCGCTTGTTACTGAACAGCATGAATATCAAACCGTTGTGATTGACTCTGTAACTGCTCTTGAGCGCCTGTTTACTCAGCATGTTATCGATAGTGATCCGAAGCAACCTCGCAGCATCAACCAAGCTCTTGGTGGTTATGGCGCAGGTTTGGCGGCTGTTGCCACAATGCACCAAAGAGTCCGTAAGGCTTGCGGAGTATTAAACGAGCGCAAAAACATGCACGTTGTTTTCGTAGCTCATGCCGATACTGAAACAATTGAGCTTCCAGACCAAGATGCTTACACCCGCTATAACTTGCGCCTTGGCAAAAAGTCTGTTGCGCCTTATGTCGATGATTCTGACGTTGTTGGCTTCTTAAAGCTGCAAACATACACCATGGGCGATGGTGAGCGTAAAAAGGCGATCAGCGATGGTAGCCGCTTGTTAGTAACATACGCCACAGCGTCAAATGTTAGTAAAAACCGTTTCGGTATTACTGACGACCTGCCAGTTGAAATTGGCAAAAACCCATTAGCTTCAATCATTCCATCTTTAAAAGCGGAGTAATACCATTATGTCATTTTTCAAATTATCAGAAGGCCAACTGAACACAAACGGCAGCTTCCAGGTATCTCAAGACATCGAACCAATGCCAAAAGACACTCAATTAAAAGCGTGTATCGATGAAGTTAAATGGGATGAATATCAGGGCGACCGTTATATCAGCGCTCGCTGGCAGGTGTTGGCTCCGAAACAATTCGCTAACCGTAAGATTTTTCAAAAAATCAAGGTTGAAGAAGGTGATGTAAAAAAACGCGACAAAGCTATCCAAATGCTGGCAGCGATTGACGCTAACTGTGGCGGAAAACTAATGTCAGCAGGTGTTGAGCCAACTGATGCACTGATGCAGAAAAACTTACTGATGAAGCCAATGGTACTGCTTCTTGATGTTTGGGACATGAACGGCAAGAAAGGAAACTGGATCAAAGCTGTTTCAGGTAGCGGGAAAGCAGAAGAAGCAGTTGCAGCGCCTAAGCCTGAACCAAAGCCAGCGCCAGTTGATGATTTTGACGACGACATTTTTCAATAATTAATTAAGGCGGCAGAAATGCCGCCACTCCTGGAGTGATTGAAATGCAGCAATTGAGCAAAGAATGGTTTGAAGCCCGCAAAGGTCGAGTTACTGGCAGCGTTGTTGGCGCGGTGCTTGGCCTGTCACCATGGATGAAGAAAGATGATGTGATGCGATCAATGGTTCGCTCCGCTCTTGGTGCTGAATCTGAGTTTAATGGAAATATCGCAACAGAGTACGGCCAGCGAAACGAAGAAGGAGCGGTATTTGATTTCGAGCTAAAAACCGGATTATCTGTGGAAAAGTGTGGCTTTTTTCAATACGGTGAAAAGTTCGGCGCAAGTCCTGACGGCTTGGTTGGCGATGATGCAATCCTTGAGGTTAAATGTCCTTTCGGATTGCGCGATAAAGAGCAGCCAGAATTTAAAACAGCAGACGAGCAGCCGCACTATAAAGCTCAAATGATGTTTGAAATGCTGTGCAGCGGAAGAACAAAAGCGTATTTCTATCAGTGGTGCCCGGCTGGTGACTACTTAGAAACAATTGACTTTGATCCGCTATGGATTGAACAAAATATGCCAGCGCTTGATTCTTTTTATAGCGAATACCTAGCAGAGTTAAAAGCCCCTGAAAAGCACTTGTCGCCACTTGTCGCAACTGTTGAGGCAAAGAGCGCAGCAGATGCTTACAAAGCAGCTAAGGCGCACATGGAGCTTGCAGAAAGCAATTTAGAAGCGGCAAAGGCTAGACTGATTGAAATTGCCAGCGGCAACAAGTCAAACATTAGCGGCTTGCTGGTTTATCCAGTGAAACGTGATGGTTCTATCAGTTATGCCAAGGTAGTAAAAGATCATTTGGCTGGTGTTGATCTTGAACCGTATCGCGGCAAGTCTGTTGAGTATTGGAGCGTCAAGTAATGGCATTGCGCGACTACCAACAAGCGGCATTTGATGCCGCTAAGGACTGGATACAGTCAAGCAAAGAAAGCTGCGTAATAGAGGCCGCTACCGGAGCGGGTAAAAGCCACATAATCGCAGCAATGGCGGAGTGGCTAAATGAAAAGACAGGCAAAAAAGTATTATGCCTTGCTCCATCTGCCGAGCTTGTGCAGCAAAATCACGAAAAGTTTTTGCAAACTGGAACGCCAGCTTCTATTTACTGCGCCAGCATTAGCAAATCATTGCGGCATGATGTTGTTTTTGCTAGTCCAAAAACAGTTATAAATGCAATGGGTGCATTTTGCGATCAGTTCGTCGCCGTCATTGTTGATGAGTGCCATGGCATAACTCCAACGATTAAAAAGATTATTGCAGACCTGAAAGATAAGCAGAAAAACCTGCGCGTTATCGGGTTGTCTGCTACACCTTACCGCCTGAATGATGGATTTATTTATCGTTATGGTGAGGATAGCCAGCCAGTACCAGAGGATAAAACTCGGGAGCCATACTTTCACCAACTGATTTACCGCATAACAGCACACGAACTAATTGAGCGCGGATTTTTGACAAAGCCATCAGTAGGTGTGGTTGGCGCTGATTGTTACGAAACAGACGGTTTGCAGCTTAACAAAATGGGAAACTTTGACGCGAAGCAGGTTGAGCAAACATTTGAAGGCCAAGGAAGGTTAACAAGTGCAATCGTTGCTGATTTTGTGTCATTGTCTGCTGGTCGTCGCGGCGTGATTGTTTTCGCTGCCACTGTTCAGCATGCCAAAGAAATAATGGAAAGCCTGCCGGCAGAGAACAGCCGGATAATCCATGGAAAAACTAAACCAAAAGAGCGTGATCAAATAATCAAAGACTACAAAGCTATGCGGTTTAAATACCTGGTTAACGTGTCAGTGCTAACAACAGGTTTTGACGCGCCACACGTTGATGTAGTGGTAGTAATGCGCGCAACAGAGTCAGTTAGTTTGATGCAGCAGATTTTCGGTCGCGGCTTGCGCTTGTTTGATAATAAAAAAGACTGCTTGATTTTAGATTACGCTGGAAACATTGAGCGCCACTGTCCTAGTGGTGACATATTTAATCCAGACATTAAAGCAGCGTATAAGTCTGAAGGAAAAGTTCAGCTAGAAGTTCACTGCCCGTTATGCCAAAGCATGAATATTTTCAGCGCAAGGCCGAACCCTGATAATTTTGAAATATCAGCAGACGGATATTTTTTAGACCTAGCAGGCAAAAAAATAATAGATGTTGAAACTGAAAAAGAAATGCCAGCGCATTATGGTCGCCGCTGCTTTGGTCAGGTTATAAGCGGTAAAAACTCAAGCCGGTGCGATTACAGATGGAGTTTAAAAGAGTGTCCAGACTGTGGGCATGAAAACGATATTGCAGCCAGATATTGCGAATCATGCAAAAGTGAGCTTGTTGACCCTAACACTAAGCTGGTTCTTGAGTTTAAACGCATGAAGTCAGATCCGCATATTTTAAGCACTGATAAAGTATTATCCTGGCGTTGCCAAGAATGGCAGTCAAAGAGCGGAAACACAACGCTAAGAGTTGACTACACAACAGAATATGCGACTTTCGCAGCATGGTACTCGCCAAGCGGAAAGAGTCAGAGAAAACTGTGGGAGTGGTCTGATTTATGCCAATCTGTATTTGGAGAACAAAAGGCCACAATCCAAGAATTTATGGATGGCGTAGATGGATTCTCAGCAGACATGCCGAAAACTGTAACTGCTAAAAAGAATCGTGATAGTGGCTTCTATGAGATTTTTGGACATAACAAGCCAGAGGACAAGCAGCCATGATTTTCCCTGACTTCTTGCCAGTTTACGGCGACCAAAAATACCGCAATAAAAAATGTCCTGTTGAAAGTGCCGAGCAGATCACTTTTTTCAATACGCTGCGCCGAGAATATCCAGAGTTGGCTATTATCGCCATACACCCGCGCAACGAGGGAAAGCGCACTGTTCAGCAGGCGCAACGACAAAAGGCTGAAGGAATGACTCCAGGCGCTAGCGACATTGTGATCCCATGCTCAGTTCCATTTGTTTGTGAGTTGAAGCGACAAGACCATACACTTTGTCATTGGGAGCCAAACCAGCTTGAGTATTTAGAAACAGCGAAAAAACATGGCGCTTTTGTTTGTGTTGCGCTAGGTTATGAAGCCGCACTGGAGGCACTAAAAGTATGGATTGGGAATTAATAAAGCGGCATGCTTACCAACTTGATGCCGTATTAAAAAAACAGAAACAACCTAGCGAAGTGGGTCCAGAGATAGGCCACATGATGCTAGTTTGGTGCTACTGCGATGCTAGATGGCTGGCGGATTTGCCAGCAGAAGAACGCAAGGAAGGACTTGAGAAAGTGCATGAGCTATTCCGAGATGATGTAAAGGATATGGCTAAACTTATATTGAAGGGAGAAATACCGTGAAATCTTTTAAGATAACCATGCCTTGTGGTAGGGCTTTTACAATGATCACAGAAGAACCAGCCGCCAACATTGCAGCGGCTATTTTGGAAAGGTTTATGATTTTTCCTGTTTTGATTAAGGAGCTTTGAGATGGAAATAGATTGGAGTAAGGCGCCAGCGTCTGCGGAGTTTTATGCTTGTGGTAATTTTTACTGGCATGGCAGTAATGGGTTAATTGTGTTCATAACCTCAGCTATTGCTGGCAGCGGAGTCTATGAAAAATCAATGTACAGCAAAGAAGAGCTTATGCAGAAAGGCGACTACACCGAGCGCCCAAAAGAATGGCCAGCCGAGCAGCGAATAGATATCATTGCGACTAATGGCGGAGATGGCGAGCATTACAGCCAGCCACCAAAAACATCCGCAGAATACCTCTCTGAATGCCTCAGAGTGCAAACCGATCGCGGCAAGCAATACGATGCTAGCGGTACAGGTGAAAGGAGCTTTGCAGCGGCGGCGGCTGCGTTTAATGCGGCAACTGGCAAATCGTTAACTGGCTCTGATGTTTGCTTGCTGCTGTCGATGGTGAAGCTTGTGAGGCAATACAGCTCACCGGATAGATTGCACCAGGATAGCTTGCTTGATGGTGTTAGTTATATGAGCTTGTGGGCGGAGGAGTTGACCAAGGAGTTATGCGAATGAAGGATATAAAAACAGAAAGCCTATGGCTAATGAATGGCGATTGCTTGGAGCGAATGAAAGAGATTCCGGACGGTTCAGTCGATATGATTTTAACAGACCCGCCTTATGGTATGGATTTAACGCCACAGCGAAAGTCTGGGAAATTTCATGGGGTGAAAATAAAAAACGACGAGACGCTATCGTGGTCTGATGATTTTTTTCAAGAGTGCCTTAGAGTTCTCCCAAAAAATTCAGCAGCTTTTATTTTCTGCTCGCATCATTGCGTCTCTGAGTTTATAAGCTCTGCAAAATTGGCTGGATTTGAGGTTAAAAACCTTCTTGTATGGAACAAGGGGCATTTTGGCATGGGTGGGAATTGGCGTCCTGTTCATGAGCTAATATTGCTTTTAACCAAAGGTAGATTCGTTACCAAATCGAACAGCCTAAAAACAATACTTGATTTTAAAAAAGTTCATCATAGCAAAGCTGTTCATCCAACAGAAAAGCCAATTGACTTATTGCGCCATCTCATTGAGCAAGCCGATTATGAGCCGCAGAAAATACTTGACCCATTTATGGGAAGCGGCACTACAGGGGTCGCAGCCAAAAACCTAAACCGCAAGTTCATCGGCATTGAGTTGGATGATGGTTATTTTGAGATTGCTAAAGGGCGCATTCTGCCATGACCCACCAACCAAAAGGCAGCATGTGCATGTCATGCGCCAAGAAGAAAGACGATTGCAGCAAGTTGCCATTCGACAAAATGCGAGCCTATGAGCGTATCGGCGATGTTGTGATTGTGATTTGTAGTGAGTTTAAGAAACCCGCTTAGGCGGGTTTTTTGTGGCTGTGAAAAAATAATTGGAAATAATCAAATAAACAGCTTGCATAGTACAGTTCATTGACCTATATTAATCACATGAGCAGCGGCAATGGTGTCGCGCAAGGCGGAGATGGAAAATGACTAACGCAACTACTAATAACAACCTGCAAGGCCCATCAGATGTTTACAGTCAAATGCTTGAGGTGGTAAGCAAAAAACGCGGGTTCGTTTCAGTATCAAAAAAACATTTAAAATCAATTAACGTGTCATGGTCTTTTGTTGAAAAGTCAGCTGAAATTCTTGGCTTGCAAATACTTCGTCACGGTAACTTTGGTTACGAAATCTGCCGCAAATAACAACCAAGCGCCCTTCGGGGCGCAGCCAACCGGAGCAAAAATGAAAATCCAAGAAATAGCCAAAGCCCACGGCATTACCGAAAGCGCCGTGAAGAAGTGGTCTAAACCAAAACGCCAACAAGCCATCCGCCTACTATCAGCCGGAGTCAACCCGCAGATTATGGAGCTTGTTGGTGAAGTGCAGCGGCTTTGTTATGCGGCTAGCTGCGTGTTAGGTGAAACGGTTGTTTTCGCTTACTACTACGACAAGGCGCTTGGCGGTCATTTTAATGTGCATTATTTTAAGAATGACATCAACCGCTTCGATGTGCAGAAGCATTGCAAAATGACGCAATTAAACCTAGTCATTGCCACAAGCGAGCTAGAAAAAATCATTAACGGTTAAGCCGAGCAGAGCAGTGCGGCCTTCACGGAGGCTTTATGAACTACATTGATTACACACACCAAAGAACACGCAAGGACGAACTTATGAAAAACGAAACACCATTAATCGACTACGCAACGCACCGCCGCACAGATGAAATCGGCGAGCGTCAAGATGGCGCGGGGGCAATTGGCTGGCTGGCTGTTGCGGTTGTGTGCTGGATTGTTGTGTTGGTTATGGCTGCTAAAGCGGGGTATTTTGCATGAGTCGGGTTGTTAAGTTTCGGGCATTCGACCCAAAAAACGGCATGATTGAGCCGTACAGCGTTAGAAATGGCAAGGCGTGGGTTATAAAGCCTTGCCGCAATGATAGCCCTGAAGTCAGAGTTGATGGCGTTAACTATTACTGTAATTGGGATATTGATATTCCGACCGATTTTCCCTTAATGCAATTTACCGGCCTTTTAGACGTGAATGGCGTTGAAGTGTATGAGGCTGACGTCATCAAGGGTTTGCTGGTGGATAAGCGCGGAGAAAGATTTGAGTTTATCGGCTCTGTATTTTACCAAGAATACGAGTTTTGTGTAGAAACAGATTTGCACTCATGGCCAGTTGCCGCTTGGCATTGTGTAGAGAAGCCTGTTGTCATCGGAAATATTTATCAGCATCCGGAGCCATTAAAATGAAAAACCTAATCAACAACCGCAAAGCCATCTTGCAAGCAACAAGCCGATTAGAGCTTTACAGTCTGAGCCAAGACGTTTGCAAGGAGGGAGGTTTCCGCTACAACGAAAGCGCCAGTTATTCCGACAATGCCAGGAATGCAGACCTGCAATCGAAACATGGTGTGGCTGATTGCTTGCGGTTATGTGACCAAAGGAGTAAGTCGTTGTGATTAACAAAGAAGCAGTGTTTGCCTACAAACCAAAGCCAGTCCTGATTCGCATACGCAAGACGCAGAAAGAGGTTGCAGCAAGGCCATGCAGTAACGGGTTCAGCTTGGTCAATGGCGACTTCATTCACCACAAACATGCCGAAGTTGTTCGGATAATGGATGAGTCATGAGCAACCTAACCGGCTTCATCCTATTCCTAGCAGTAATCGCCATCACCATTGGTGCCGCATACCTGCTTAGTAAAATCTTGGAGGTTTATGATGCGTAGCAACTACTGGTTAACACGCCAACAGCAGCGCAGAGCATACCGGCTGCATCTGTTCAAGGCTTATGCACCGCTGGTTGCGGTGTTGCTGCTAACCGTGGTGATTGTATGCCTAGGCTAGAAATGCCGTCCTTAGCTGATTGCGTAGCGCTAAGAAGTCGAATCATTGAGCTAGAGCATGAAGTTGCAAGGCTGAAAAGGCTGCAACTAACAAAAGACAGCATGATAGAAAAGCTCCGCAGAAAGTGCGGAGTTAAACCCAGAATATCAAAAACACAAGTTATGGAAATGGTGATGGCAGGGGCGAGTGCTTCTGAAATCATTGAAAAAATTGGATGCTCGAAAAGCTCCATTGTCAGAGCTAAGGGCGAGTTGAGGGCTGCTGGATATGAACTACAAAACAAACGATGACATGCTGATTTGCGAGTTGGCAAAAACAGGAATGAAAGCTTACGTTATTGCATCTAAGTTTGAGATAACGACAGCTTCGGTTTACGACATTGTAAGTAAAAACGGCGGTTATGTTGAGGCTAAGAAAGGACGCACAAAAGCAATCAGAAAGCTGATATTGCAAGGCTTAACCACTGACGAAATCATGAATAAGGTGGACGCCTGCCGCATTATGATTAATCAGGTAAGGTATAAAATGGGTTCGGCTAAACCGCGCAATAGGCCGGAAACAAGCATGGCAGAGCGCTATAAAATGGTCGTGTCGCTAGTATCGGACGGCATGACAGTAACAGAAGCCTGCCGCAATGTCAGGCTTTCTAGTCGTGATTATGTGAAGATGAAAGCCCTCGCGTGAGGGCTTTTTTTTGTTATGGCTGCATAAGTGAGGACAGCTCAGCTTCTGTTGCGTTCTCGTACTCTGGAACGCCATCGTCGTTGGCTGTTTTGCACTGGTTATCTTCAAAAACCATAACCAAATAACCGTCAACGCTAGGGCCGCGCTTTATTCGCAGAACCCTGCCGCTTTCTGTCGTGTGTTCTGCGTACTCGCCATGCCATGCGCAGCATGTTCTTTGCCAGTTGATTGATTCGATCATTGCTTAACTCCGTAATAAAGTTGGGTAAAGTTGCACATCTCGACTTCGCCAGCCAATTCTTTTTCTCGCATGTATTCGCAAATCTTGACAAACGAGCTTGCATACATCAACAGTGGGTCACCAGTTAGCCCCTCGCCTGTGCTATCGTCACCAACCGTTGTGATGCCATGCCAGAACGGAAATATTGCGCAACCGTATGCGATAGCTAAGTCAACAAACTCTTGCATTTTGCTGAACTTCTGCCATCCGATAACATCTGACTTTGTTCCGCTAGTGATTCTCGCAAACGCTGGGTTGGTGCCGCTACCCCAGTCAACGCTACCAATTTCTGTGGTTTCGTCAAGTCCCCATGCGGTAACATAGCTGCACTGATGGACTGTGTTGCGCTGCATCTTAAAGCCCAAGTCTCTCAGCACTTTTGCCACAAACTTGTTACTTTTTGAGCCTGGAGCGGCATAAAATTCATTGCCACGAACAGCGCCCATTTGAGCATACCATGCTTGAACGCCAAGCATTTCGTATTTCAATTTGCCAGCGCCCATTAGCGTCATGTCTTTGTGATTCAGAGTGTGGTTTATAATATCCCACCCCTCGCTGCTAGGTATCATTACTTGATCGCTAAAAAAACCACTCATGTTGGAGACAATTTCCGAGCCGGTGGTGTGAACTCGGAAAGGTATTGCAACATAGCCTTTCCATCCGTAATTCTTGAAAAGAGGAAGCGCGATTTCGTTCAGGTTCGGCCCTGCGTCACAGCCAAAAACAATCTGTGTTTTCGAATCAAAATCAGTCATGATGCTGTCAAAATACAGCTTGTGATTTAAACCGTTTGCTATGTCAATAGATAAGAATGTTAATTGATTGTCCTTGATATTGTTGAACGCACCTGTTCCGAATGCTGTGAACGAAAAGCCGTTGAACTGCGTTTCAGAAACACCTGAGGCCGGAACGTATGCTTGCGGATTTCGCATAACGAACGTAAGGAAATTCCAGCCTTGCCTTACTGCTGTTGACGTCCATCCAAATATACCAGAGTTAGCTTCACTAACTGCTACAGGGTTTGTGCTGAAATTAACGTTAATACTGATATTTGTCGTTACGCTAGCGGCTGGCAAATCCACATAAACCCATAAACCAAACTTGCCGTTTAGGTTTTTAGTGATGATGTTTGTGCTTGGTGAGCTTAAAACTATGCGCGAAGTTGTATTAACGGCAGGCTCAACAAGTAGCATTTCTGGCTGTGTTCTTGGCGTTACGCCTGTCACGTTCCCGCTGGCATCATAGCCAGTAAAGCCTTGAGTCACTGCTGGCGATCCAGTGCTAGCAGTCCATAAGTCACTGCCGAATGTAGCGACAACCCTGCCAGCCTTTTTTACCACTCTTGTTATTGCTATAGGCTGCTCTTGGTATAGCTCTGAGTTTACCGCTGGTACGCTTACGCCATCAATCAACCCATTAACCGCAGCAGCCAAATCCCCGTAACCAGCAGGAGCGCCAGCCGTATTTGGTAAATCTTTTAAAATAATCTCATCAGAAACCAAGCGAGGTATCTGAGTGTAATTCTTGCCATTAATGCGTGTTTTTGTGGTCATAGCTTAACCCTTATCGCGCAAGCGCTGCGCGTATCGTCTAGCGTTAATCAGCGCTTGTTTAGCTGACAGTGGAGTTTGAGCGTTATCTCTTAGTTTGCTTGACATGAGGCACCTGTAAAGCTTGATATTCGTTGTTACAGTTTATCACTGCTTGCCTGTTTCTGTCAGCATAATCAGCCAAAGCTCCCGCTGCTTCGTCAGCCCGTTCAAGCACGTTGACAAGCACAAGTCTATCGGTTGCGGCGTTTGCGCTGTTGCCGATAGCGGAGGGATGATTAATGGCACCGGCTTTGTGTCTGGCAATTTCGTCGCGCAGCCGCTTGCTAGTGTCAGCAGCAGCAATCCTGTCAGCTTCAAACTTGTCTTGCATATCTTTTGCGACTTGATAAGCATGTTGCAACTCCGCGTTTAGTTTCTGTTGTTTCTGGTGCGCTTCGGCATATATCTGCGTTTGTGCTTTTGCATCAACCGCATCCCGCTCAACCCACTTGGCCTGCCAATGGTTATGCGTAACCTGATGGCCAGCATAGCCAGCGACCACCACAACGACTAGCGCTATGGCTGCCTTTATTTGCCAGTTAATCATCATCACGAATGTTGCTCCTGTGCAGTGAGTCTACGCCTTTCCATATGGCGGCGATAAGAGCCGCAGCGATAGCACCAAAGGCCATGGCCGCTTGTGTGGCGTCCAACACCTTCAGAGCATCAACAATGCGCCACAGAAGTAACTGCGAGCTTACAATCAAGCCCACAGGAACAATACGCATCTGTCTAAGCGTCACGTGTATAGGCTGATTAAAGATGAACCCAAACATTTTTTCAAAGGCGCCCATCTTGCCATGCCCTGTAATCTCTAAGATATTCTTCAGGCGCTGCCTCGCCGACCCTGTTCCAGTATTTCCGGCAATAAGCCGCCATTGCTTCCGGCGTTTTTGGTAGTGGGTTTCTGTCCATCAGCAAGTAATGGCGAGCAACCCAAATAGAATAGCGGTCGTTGCCCTCTAGCAAGTTAAAGTCTTCTTTAATGCCGTAGCGCTTAGCTCTTGCTCGTATCGTGTCTGCGTTATCCCACACTGAGTTATGCGTGACCTCCTCAATGCCAAACAAGCCTCTAGCCTTACCCTTCGGTACCAGCTTGCCATCCTCTAGGATTAACTGCCGCCGATGCTTGCCGCCAAGTGATTCGTGTGCCGCAATCATCGCTAGCAGCTCAACGCAGTGGTCAGAGTGCAAGCCCCAATCTAGCAAGGCTTCAGTGCACAAGGCTTTAAACTCTGAGTGCTTCATTTGCGCTTAATTCCAACGCCGTCAGCGTCATCAACAAGCTGCTTGTTTGACGGCTTGATGACCCACTGTATCCATTCCCAGCCGCCAGCCGGTTCTGATTCAATCGGAGCTACGCTACCTCCGAATCGCTGCCGGAGCGTGTTGTTAATCTTATCCAAAAATTCCGCAAGCGTGACCTGAGCTGTTTTAGTAGTAAAGCCACTTTGTAATACATGCGGTCTGTCATACTTGTTTTCTCCAATGCCTTTTTCAATTAGAAAACTTAGACTTTGCTCTTCATCGTCATACGTCAGCCAGACTTTCAAGCCTTGCCGCATCGTCATGTTATCTTTACCAACCACAGGGTTAAATGCACTCATGATTAATCCTCAGTTTTTGGCAGCCTGTAAAAGCCGCCGTCATAGTAATAGTCGCCGATTGAAGCCGTATCTGATTCAATCCAATTCGGTGCAATCGCTGATTCAGCAACAGCCACGTTAACGACTCGCCCATCAACCACAATAGCATAGCGTTTAATCATAAAAATTCATCCCATTCGATAATCATTTTACCTGAGCCGCCAGTGCCTGAACCGGTTGAGCCGTAGCCTGAGCCAGCCCCAGAGTTTACAGCAGCAGCAGCAGACGCGCCTGCTGAGGCATCAGTGCCGCTACCAAACAGCCCGCAAGCACCGCCAGTGCCAGTAAGCGTTGACTGACCGCAAACATTGCCATTTACAGTGTCCGCCATTACGGAGCCGGAATAAATAGGCGCAGAACTAGCAGCGCCAGTTATCATGCCTTTTGTCGGTCGAATACCAAAACCTGACAACAGATATTCGACCAAGTTTGAGATTGTGGTCGAACCGCTAATGATAAAATGCTGGCCGCCACTGCCGCCACGAAGCGTTAGCAGTGAGCCGAAAGATGTGTTGCCGCCAGCGTTGCCGTTGTTGTTTGTCACTCCAGCGCCTCCAGCGCCAATAGTTACAAGATTTGTTGAGCTTGGAGCTACAATGACTGGCGATTTTTCACAGTAAGCGCCACCATAGCCGCCAGTTCCTCCGCCGCTACCAGCAGCCCCGCTGCCACCACCCGCACAACCAGTAATCCAAACAGTATTGCCAGCCAAGTTAACCGGAGCCGTCCAGTTTTGGCTAGAATTAATAACGATGGATTTTTTAACAACAACACTGCCGCCAACGATGGCGTTTAATGAAACATCAGGCATTACAGCACCTCTAATAAGTTAGTGCCGCGACACACAGCAACGAGCGTGCGTCCGACTGGTATTAATATTCTATCGCCAGCAGCAGCAGAACCGCGCGACCCTGTAGCTGTAAACGTACCGGTTAGCAGCCCAACAAGTTGAGTTGAGTTTGTGTTGTTATGTACAACAATGGTTTCGTTTGCAGCAAGTGCTGGCAAGGTTACATCAGCAGCAGCGCCTGTTGCCGACACAAGATAAGACTTGTTAGCTAGCGCTGAGAATGATGCGGTTTTGCTAATCCACTTATCATCAACTGCTGGCTCCCACCACACAGAATCAATCTGCGGCGTGTTGCCGATGTTAGCGGCTTGCCTCGACTTCCACAGGTTGCCGGTTAAGTCCTGAACAACCTTGCCAGCTGGATAGGTGATGGTAGCGTTGTAGAAACCAATAAACGCAACTCGCTCCCACGATGACGGCGAGCTAACTGGGTTGTTGTTTAAGTTGGACGGCAGCAACGACTTGTACAGGTTGCCGTCAGAGCCAGTAACTACGTTTATGATGCCGTATGTAACGCCAGCCTGCCACACCGTGAAAGCGTTTCGACTGCCTGCCCCATCAGCGCCAGCTGGGTCTTTCTCCCAAATCAGGTTGCCGCTAGAGTCTCGCAGCACTTCCTTATAGGTGCCATCCGTAAACACATCAACAGACAGAAAGCCGCCAGCATCCAGCGGCACAGGGTTCGGCGCTGGAGTTTGAAAGTCATCATCTAGATAAACATTCTTTGGTGTGGTCGTGCCTGTTTCGTAAAAATACAGACTGCCGCCAGATAGCGGCAAGCCTAGCGCGTTTAGAAATTGGAATTGTGGTGGTATGAATCTTGGCATTATTTCTTGCCCTCAAAAAAGCCCGTTGCCGCCAGTAGGCAAATGAATATTGCAAATCCTGTAATGGTCATTTCTCATTCTCCACCACGTTTAAAGCTCTATCAACTCGTTTTTTGATAGCTCTATCTTTAACCTTATCTCGTGCAAACTTTAGCACAGATACGAATGGCCCACCATAAGCACCCATCTCAAGCGCGGCAAGAATTGCGGTTGACGTGTTACTTGTATTCACGGTGCCAGGCTGTGAGATTAAAATATCTTTCGCCACGTCATTAAGCAGCCTGACTTGCTCGGCACCTTTAGCGCCAAACAAATTTACCATCTTACCGTTTTTATCCAGCGAGCTGACAATCCTATTTAGTCCAGCAGCTGAAACAATCGGGTTACCGTTTTGGTCGCGCTGCATGTTCTTGGTTGCTTCATCTCTAATCTGTCGCAGGGTTGCGGCTTGTATTTCCTTCCATGCCGCCATACCTTCTTGCCCTTGCGTTTGCAGTGTCTTTCTCACAGCCTTTAAATCATCAACGCTGCCGCCAAACACTGCTTTATTTACGATGTTCTCAGTTGCGATTTTGCGATCATCTGAGCCGCGCTTTTTGCCAATAATGTCACGAATGATGCCGATATTTTCATACTGATTAGCGTATTGCCTGCGGAGTGTTCGCGCCCTGCGGTATGCGTCTCCGCCAGCTGATTCGGTTACACCGTCAATAATGTTCTTCATCTCTGACGCGATACGCAAATCGTTTGGATCATTATCCTTGGCGAACTTGTTGATGGTCTGCCGCAGCTTTTCAGCTTGACCTAGCGATAGCTCGCCAAGTTGCAGCGTTCCATCATCAAGCCTTCCGGAGCCAACTCCTTGCACTTCAAGCTCATCAGCAATTGTTTTCATGATTGGTGCCGATGTTCTGCCAGCTCTGTTTTCGTTCAGGTATTGAGCAAGCGGCGACAGGTTGATTGGCGACGACATTTCACCGGCTTTTTCTGCATCTTTATATGCTTGGCGGATGCGAACCTTATCGCCAGCTGCCCGAGTACGGATAGCGCTATCAACCAGCCTGCCGGTTTCCATCATGTAGTTTGTATCCGGAAGGTCTGTACCAGTCGAATCAATGAAAGCATCCAAGTTTTGCTGCAATTGCAGGTTTTGCTCTGCGTATCGTTTGCGGATTGGCTCGCCTACTTCATTGTCTTTCGCGGTTTCCCGCTCGAATCGTTGCTGCTCAAAATCCTTGCCTGCCTGCCCTCTGGTGAGTTGGATTGGTACTGGTAATTCTTTAGCTTGCTGCAACCTAACTTGCTCAATTGGCACTTCAGCAGCGCCAACAGATAATCCGCCCATAGCCCTAGGTTGAGCTTGCGGCAGGCTTGCGCCTCTAGCTGTTGCAGCCAGTGATTGACCTGCACCAGCAAGCTGCGTTGGTGTAAATCCAGCAATGACAGGCGGAAGCGTGCCGGTAACGTCAGCGATTGCGCCGACAGCTTCTTGACCTGCCTTTGTGCGAGGCGAATACGTTAAATCAGCAGCGCTTTGCTCTGCCAGTTGCTTGGCTTGCTCTGCTGAGAAATCACCAAAAGCCTGATTAGCCAATCCGCGCACGGCACCGACGCCATAACCTAAAGCGCCAGTTGTTGCGCCGGTTGCCATTGTCGCGCCAGCTTCTAATCCGCCAAGCAGCTTTTCGCCAATGGTAGATTCTGGCTGCTGAGCTGGCTGCTGATTCATGTCTGCGTAAGTTGTTTGCGAGCCGGTGCCAACTGGTATCATGTTGTTTTGTTGCGGCTGCTGCGCCCGCAACTCTTTAATCTTATTGGCAAACAGCTGAGCGGCTTCTTTGTCGCCCTTGTTGTGCGCCTGAATTAATGCGGCTTTTAACTTTTCCTCTGTCATAAGCCGTATTCCTTCAGAATGTCGGATTCGTTACGCGCTGCTGGTGTTTGCTGCTGGGCTGGAGCCTGCTTACCACCAATCGACTTTTCAAGCTTCTGTGAAATGTCAGACAGCCTAGCTCTTACCGCTTGCTCTGAGCCTTTAATGCCTTTCTCTGACACGTTTAGGCCGGAAGACAAATCTCGCAACATCTTAATGTCTGTTTCTGACAGTACGCCGCTCATCAACTTTAAATTGTCAGCCGTTAGCAATGCCAGCAGCTGGTTGGCTTGGTTGATGATGTCTTGTGATTCTGGGTTGAATGTAGGCGTCATTGCGGCAATGCCTGTCACGCTGCCAAGGTTTGCATTGTTAGCGAGAGACTTGGTTAGCGCTAGAGCCTCTTGACTTGCCTGCATAGCCTTCTGCTTTTGCGTCTCAGCGTCTGCAATCGTTTGCTGACCTTTGGCCACTGCTTGCTGCTCTTGCTGCAGCTGCGCACCACCGGTAGCGGTCTGCTCAACAGCGCCAATCTTTGCAGCTTCACGAGCGCCGAGAATTGGGTTAAGACCCTGCTCCATGCTCAATCTAGCCTCGCCAGCGCCAGCGCCACGAGCGAATGAGCCTGAGTATGGGTCAATGTTTCGCTTAATTAATTCCGCCCGCTTAGTGTCGCCAGCTGCCAAGGCTTGGTCGTATAGAGACAAGTTTTGACCAAGCGCTGTACTGCCTTGCATCTGACTAGGGTCATCAGGGAACACGCCAGCAGTGCGAAGCGTCTTAACCAATCCAGTTAAAGCATCCGCTCGCTGTGCGCCTTGCAAGTTTTTGATGCCCTGCAACGATTCAAATATGCCATCTGATTGACCCTTAAACACGTTTGAAGCTTCATCAATCAGCTTGTCCTGCACTTTAGGGTTGTCCTGCATGATAGCGCCAAGCATTGGCATGGCTGCTGTTTGCAGCTTTTGCATGCCGTATTTCTGCTTGAGCATGTCCATTTCTTGCGCTTGAGCATCTAGCTGCTGACTACCCTGCTTGAGGTTCATCAACTGCTGAGCCGCCGCAGGGTCTTGCGCCATTAGCTGCTGAATGACTGCGTTTGCATCTTCACCTGCATTGATGCGAGCTTGGGCGTCTTGCAAGGCGGATTTGCTGCGCGACTGATTAATCATGCCGCCAAGCGCTTGACCTGCACGTAAGCCACCTTCAAATGATCGGCCTGTAATTGGGATTGATGGATCAAGCATGTGCCACCTCTTCAGATAGTTTCAGATAGTCTACCTTTAAGTAGCCGTTTTCGCTATGTACGCAATCAGGGAATTTTTCCTGAACCTCTTGAGCGATAACGCCGACAGATGCGGCACCACGTAAATTCTCTGGAATTGCTTCAATGTGTTTCCATGTCCACGTAAACAAGCCAACGGCACCATCAGCAATCTTGGTGATATTGTCTTTTAATCGCTCATCAGAAAACATGCCGCCTGTTGCGCCCATAGACACCAGCCCAGCAAGTGTGCCGATGCCCTCTCTAGCGCCAGCAGCCTTCCCAACAGTGCCAGCCGCCTGCGCGTTACCAATCTGCGTTTGCAGGTTAGCCTGATTAGAGCCTTGTCCGGTGGCTAAGTTGGCCAACAGCGTAGCTATTTGATTCTGCTGATTCGCGCCAGTAGTTGCGCCGCCGGTCAGTAACTGCATCAGTTGCGATGCGGTGCCAGAGTCTAAGCCTGCAAGCATTTGACCTAAATTCAGCTGATTGCCTGACAGTTGGCCGGTGGTTGCATTGGTTTGATTCGCAACGTCTCGACCCGCTTGACTGCGTAGACCAGATAGGTTTTGACCCATGCCGCCAATTGCGTTACCGATGTTTTGGCCGGTGCCGAATTGACCTTGTGCGATGTTGTTGCCGGTTTGACCAATAGCGCCTGACTCTAGCTGTCCAAGACCTGAGCGCAAGCCTGAGATATCTTGACCAGCCTGATTCAGCAGTCCGGCGCCAAACTGGCCAGCTTGTGTTGATAAGCCTGACATTTGACTACCAAGCTGACCCATCTGGCTAGCTTGTTGCCCGTACAGCTGACCCTGCTGACCAGCCATCTGCGAAGTGATACCGGCGCCGACAGTGCCAGCCTGTTGCTGAAAGCCTGCTTGATTGGTTGACGCTTCCTGACCGCGCCCAGCCAGCGACCGTAAGTTTTCAAGCTGCTGTTGCTGCTGCTGAGCTGCTACGCCAATGCCTCTATCTTGTAGTGATGCAAGCGTTGAGCCTCCGCGCAAACCGCCAGTTGCAGCGGCTTGGCGAGTAACGGCTTTTTCGCCCTGTTCGCGCAAGAACTTTTGACCAGGTGATTCGATGAATTGATTGATTGCCTGCTGCTGAGCTGCGCCACCCATTGCGCCGGATAGTGCCGCCTCTTGACCTAAAGCCTGCTGCCCTGTTTGAGCGTATGGATTAAGCGTGTTGACAGCTTGACCCGTGAATTGGTCGATGCGACCTAGTGCGCGATTCTCGCCCTGCTGCAATGCGTTAACGCCTTGACCGATAGAGCTTTGCACTTGCCCCATGGTGTTTTGCAAGTCTTGGCGACCTTGACCAAAGCCTTGGCTTGCCGCACCTAACGCCTGCGCACCGTATTGGTTGATTGCCTGCTCTGCGCCACCAAAGCCGCCACGCAAGGCTCCCAGCTGATTACCTAGCGCGTTTTGCATTGTGTTGGTGGCTTGGTTTAGACCGGTGCCGTATGCGTTAATTTGACCGCCGAGACCTTGTTGTAACGCCTGCTCAGCGCCAGCCAAGCCAATGCCTGACGTGTCAACATTCGATTGATACGGCTGAGCTTGCGGCATGACAGAAGGCGTCAGACCTTGCTGTTGCGGCATCACTGCTGGCGTCATAACTCCGCCGCCTACGTTTGGCTGGCTAAGCGCTTTAGGCTGCGAGCCAACGCCAAACGGCATATCTTCTTGCGTCATGGTTGGTGTTTGTGCGCCCAGCGGCATGCCGATAGCCGGTCTTGCTCTAAGCCCTGTCATTTGTTGCATTTGCTGTGGTCTCCCGAGTAAAGCCGACATAGCCGCATCGTTGCCGCCTTGGATAATTTGGTTAGAGTTGCCGAAAGCCTGATTCAGAATGTCAGCAGATGATGCCTTGCCCTGTCCGATAACGCCCGCCGCCTGTTGATAGGCTTGCATGATGTTGCCGTATTGTGGCCCCATTAAGTCCATGATGGACTTTCGCGCATCGTCGTAATATTGCTGCGTGATGGCCTGCGCTTCTTTGCCTGCTGCCACCTGCTGTTTGGCTGCGTTTTTCTCCGCACCGCCAAGGAATGTATCTTTAACCCAACCCATGCAACACCTCTGCTTTGGTTGCACCTAAATACAGCTGGTCTATCAGCTGCCCTTGGTGCAAATAACTTAGTCTATTAATGCCCTCTAGCCTGAACCCGAAAGCCTCTGAGAAGGCGATCACATTCGGATAGCAAATTGGTATAAGGGCGGTAAGTTTTTCAGCCTGCGAAAAGGTCTCGAAAAAGTATTTCAAGATTGCTTTTGCTATGTCTCTGGAGTGCGGTCTCTTGGCCGGTAGAACATGCGCGTGTATGTCAAATACTGCCGCGCCTTGTCGATTGAATATGAATACAGCTGCCAGCTCGCTATCAACGTCACATGCAATAAATGCTGTTGCGTTTACATCAACGTCAATATTTTGACAGTCAGCCTCTGTAATTGTTTTCAGTATATCAGGCTGCGTAAGAACTGACAAAATTTCGTCAGTATCAAACGTCCTGCGAGCAGCTATAGCAGCAACCATCCGGCAGTGTCTCCCTGTGGCGTGCGCTTAATCCAGACGTCATTCGTCAAAATATTGACGTACATAGTCAGCCTGACGGCATCAATAACGCCAACCGGCGAACCTTCACCCTCGATGCCATTCAGCAGGCTAGATACGGTTTGCATCCAGTTATAGAACTCGTCGTTCGGCTTACCATCCTGCTGAATGTACGGGCTGTTTCTATTTGGCGGTATCGACTTTTTATTTGACATATTCACCCACCAATCCAATCATCGAGCATTGAACCTTGTCCGACATTTCAAACTTAAACATGCGGGAATTAAGGCTGCGCCCGAGCGAGTACCAAGTGACCTGCTGACTGTACTGACCAATGGTGCCGATGCTGCGAGGCGATTCAAAGCTCCATGTATAGCCGCCATCGTCGCTGTATGACATTCTGATTTGCGGGTCTGGCGTGCTGCTGTCGCCTTGACCAGGATTAACTAGCGCCTCGATTTTGCGCCAGAATAATGGGCCAGAAGCCTCTTTGAATGGGCCAGCTACACCGGTGCGCCGGATGTTGTTACCATACTCAGAAAAGTAAGTTGTACGCATGTCTCCAATGGAGCCGCCTTCAGAGTCGCCAACAAGATAGCGCCCATAAGCCTGACAGATGCAGTTGACGCGCCAACGCTGCTTGTTATCAAGTCCAAACGATTTGCGCTCATGCCATACGCTAGAGCCCTTAAGCTTTGATGCCAGAGCATCATAAACAAACGACATGCCCTTGAGATTTAAGCACCAGAAAATAGCGCCGTCTTGCGAGTACGAAAGCGCGAAAGCATCTCGCAGCTCAGTCGGGCTTGTGCGCTGCAATACTGCGTCGATAGCGCCGTTGCTGATGCGAGCAAAGCCGTTTCCGTCAAAGGCGTATACAGATGGCTGACCGCCAACGTCCTGCCCGAGAAAGGCGAACGTAGAGCCAAAGTTAGCCACTGAGTATTTGGCAATGCAGCCGATACTAACAACGTAGCTACGCTGAAATGGGAACTGCAAGCCACCCGAGTTGGCATAGACCTCTGTAGTGGTTTGCCCCATCAGAAATAGCTTTCCGCCGAATGCGTGATTGGTGACTAAGCCGTCAGGGTCTGATTCAGCTTCTGTAAAGTCCAACCCGTCATACGTTAACCCGTCATTTAATGCTGAGTTAAACGCTGTGCGCTGGTCTTTGCCAACATGCACAAAATAGCCGTCGATATACTTCACTTTGACTGATGGCCCAAGGTCGTTATATGCAGCAGATGTTATCTGCGTGAGTGTGCTGGTGGCGATGTTGTACACGTAGCCGACCGATGCAGGAACAACGATACAGATTTGGTCGCCATTGGTATCAATGCTAACAAGCCCAACACCGTTGATGGCGCCGAGGTCGGTAACACTCAAAACTTCATTGCCTAGCGGGTCAAAGCTTTGATTCAGCCTGTACAGCTTCTTGCCATTGACGAAATACGGAATACCATCAACAACAATTCCGCCACGGTTTGGCTCGTCGTCTCCAGTGTTGAATAGCTCAACCAATCCTGGAGTCGGCAACCACTGCGATTCAGTCAGCGCGTTAGTTTCTGGGATATAAACATACCAATTAACCAGCTCTTGGCTGGCTATTGGTTTAATTGGTGATTCGTACCAGCCTGAGTTTATCGGCAAATAAGGCATTAGTACCTCGATATTTCAATTACTACGCCGTCGCCATCGTTATCAAACGCAAGCGCGGAGGCTAGATACTCGTCGGCTTTCAGCTTAATTGCCGACTGTCTCGCAGCGTCAACCATGTATTCGTCGGATAATGACACCGCCAATAGATAAGACAAAGCCAGCAGCCATTCGTCTGGAAAATCTACATTGTCGATATTTGTTTCGTTGACGATAAACGGACGCTGAGCAGTGAAGCGTAAGACGTTTTTGTCAGAATAAGGCGTTGGCCATAGGTACATTTTGCCGACAGGTATTTGTGGATCGTAATACCAATTAGACGCGCTGCCCTGCGTCAGCTTAACCGGCTGGTCAAAGTAAGTGTCACGACTCATGCGCTCAACTGGAACTTCTGAGCTGGTCGTAGAAATGGCAAACTGAGCGTTGCGAACTCTAAGCGCTCGCTGTGCTACGTCAAAAAACGAGTAAACTAAATTACCTGAATTTGCGTTAGCTGGCAGCGGTGACTGCAAAGTGATGACATTGCCAGCTGGTGCGCCATTAACGACTGTATAAAACGAATTTCCGTCATTGTCGAATACCGCAACGGAGTCGCCGCTTTGAATGCCAGCAGCGCTATTAACGGTAACTGCTGAAGCTCCGGCGAGCGCATTGGCGCCCAATGACAGAACCTTTAAATATTCCTGCGTTGTGATGTAGGTCGCGCCTGCGCCCATCTCGTAAGACGGCACGCCTTTCTTGCACAGTACAATACACAAGTCTTCTAACCACAAGTGATTGTATTCAGTGGCAATCCATGCGGTAACATAGTTCAGCCCCTCAAACGCATAGTTGCGGTCACTAGCGCTTAATGGCTGGTTTTTATCGACCACTCCGAGCACTCTAAGCGCTTTGTTGATGATTGCAAGAGCCGTAGCCATTAAAGTTCATCTCCTGAAGTTGGAGTATAAAAGCGTAAATCATCATCGTTTTCAGACTCAGGTCGCGCATCTTTTACCGCCTGCCGGTCAACATAGCCGCGAATGTTTAGTTGTGGGTGTTTCGGGTCGTAGCACTCGCCGCATGCAAGTAGATTATTCCATTGCATCATACAGTCTGAGCGCTTGTAGACAAGCCCGCAGACGTCACAACGGACATTGTGATCGCCTGCAATATAAACCGTCCGCCCTGATGCAGTCATTAGAACTGCTCAACGATGTTGACTTTGCCTGTACCTGTACCGCTAAACTCAAGCGCAGTGACCGGCTGATTGACCTCGCCGACAGCGTTGGCGACTAAGCTTAACGCACCTGCCGCTGGGTCTGAATAAGTCACGGCTTCACGCTGGATAGCGCCAGCCGTAACCTTGACAACCAGCGCAGCATCGGTAAGGTTTTGGATTGTGTAACAGTCAACGCTTGCGCGGTGATTCGTTGGGTACACAACAGCCGCAGCCGTTGGTTTTGTAATGCTACGCTGAGCCATGATTCAACCCCTTATAACACGTTAGAGCAGATTGCAGTAACAACAGCTGTGCCGACGAATTGCGCGAAGTCAGCGCCAGCTAGGGTGTAAGTAAACTTGTTGTTTGTGCTGTTTAACGTGATAGCTGGAAAAAGTGGAGTGCCAACAGCGCCAACTGCCGCAACTGATGTTGCGCCTAAGATGTTAGCTGGTGCGCCACCGATGCCGACTGTCAGCGTTTTAGTTGCTGCTGCCGCTTCTGCTGTGGTCACGTCGATGTAAGCAGAGATAACCTGGATTGATTTGGTGCCAGCTTCGATGTTAGTAGTTTGCAGCGCACCAGAAGCTACCCGAGTTAGCGGGATTTCAAACGTCTTGATAAACGTGTCGCGGGTGTTTACTGAGTTAGTGGCTTTATCTTTTTCTTGAAAGCCGCCCTCAAGGGAAATGTTTGTAAAACGAGTCTGACGATAACGTGCCATGATGTGACCTCACTAGGTTAGCAGAGCGGGATTGCTCCAAAGTCTTACCTAGTGTAAACCGTCAATCTTTTGGCGTCAATTTATTGGCTCTATTCTCGGCCTTTGTTTTTAATTTTAAAATAAACATCAACAGCGTTCTTCACCAAGAATGATATGCCGCCAGCTATTGACACGACAGCAGCCCAATCAGATAGATGCCACATATCAGGTTGTGCAATCCTGCTAGCTGTATCAGTAGCCGCACCAAGAGTAACGCCGGCACTTATGGATATTGCGCCAAACCAGTTGATGCCCTTGTGCAGCAGAATGTTGCCATGCTCACTAACCGCCATCAGAATACCTGTCAGAAGATGTTTTAGTCCTGTCATTTTTGAACCTAGTTACGACATAATTTATGCAATTGTAAATTAAATAGGCAACTAACGCCAGAGCTACGGCTGGCACGATTAAATCCTTCATGCAGCCGCCCTCCTGACAGCAAAGATAACAGCACGTAAAAATCCACCGCGCCAATTAAATAACCGAATGAAGTATAAAACATTGTCTCGGTTTGCGGAAATAGAAACGCATCAAAGGCGCAAAGCCAGTATAGGCAGCCGGTGACCAGCAGCGCCTGACGGATATTGTATGAAAGCTTGATATAAACCGTTGCGTTAACTGAGTAGATGGCTCCAGCGCACAGGCAGAACCAAAAGTCGGTCTCGGTGAATTTAAATGCCAGCTCGCCAAGCAGCATGAACGCCAGAACAGCAATTGCCTGGCGATTAATAAAAGAAGCCGCAACGAGTGCGGCAATCTTCATCATGTCTAGTGTTTCAGCGCTCATTTGGCTTTTTGCGGCTTCTTGTCGCTTTTTTCACTTTTGCTGCGAGGCTTTTGCTTGTTCTGTGCCATGAATTACTCCTTATGTTGGCGGTTTAGTTTAGCGCATTAATCGGGTAATTTCAAAAAGCCTTTGTCGTAAAGTGCATTGAAGCAATCTTCGACTGTGCCATAAGCCGTCTTATGCACTTTGATGGCAGCATCAACAACCTTCTGGCGCTCGGCTTTGGCTTTTCGGTCGTGGTCTAGTGGGCGGAATAAAACATTTTGAATCGCCTGCTTTTCTTTGTGGCTGCATTGATTGGTGACGCAAATGATTTCACCGTGAATAAAATCAATGGTGCAGCGCTTCCAGCTTGCTTTTGTCGGCTTCGGCGGCATCCACTCACACTCAACGCCAACAGGCGGCAACCGCAAAGACTTTTGTGTTTCATAGCAATACCAGCCCGACTCACCACCAGAACCGCCACCAATATCATTGATAAAGCCGCCACCGCCGAAACCTGTCGCAACTACTTTATATTCTGGAGTAGGCACATTCCAAGTTATAACCTCGGAAGGTTTAGGCGCTACGGCAACCAAATAGCTCGTATCCGCTGGCTTGTGGCGTTGGTCGGTGATTTTGAATTTAACACAAACATTCCAGCTCCATTTTGCCAACTCAGCATCTGATAGCTGACCAATTTTATACAGCTTCGATTCTACACTTACAACAACATCATCCGCCAACTCTGGCCGCTTGCCGTCAGTGGCATATTCGATTCCCCAACGATAACCATTGACATAGCCAAGCTCTTTGGCTCGTTGTTGGAATTGCTCGGCAGAGCCAACAATCCATCCGCGATTAGATTCAAAATTGCAGACGCAAACATTTTTATCTGCCATGAAGATGTCACCATCTTTTGCAGGGGATTTTAGCGCTTCAGGTAGCCGCCCGTTAAGCTCAATAATTACGTCATCTAGAGTTTTCATTTTCATTTTCATTCATCCAATCAGTTAATCGAAATCCAAATATAGCATAACTAATTATGCAGTCAACTAGCGCACAAAAGAAAAAGCCACCCGCTAAGGTGGCCGTTCTCGCTGATTCGTCGTCGCAAGTATCAGCCACTTGCGGAAATAGGGAAACCGGTATCAGCAATCAGTGCGCCAAGGAAGTAAAACGCACCGCAAAAAAATACCGTAAACCTATGACTGCGCACAATTTCAAACACGTTAGGCACTGCTGCGGTTGGAGACCGCTGCTCTAGCTTTTCAGCTCGTGTTATCTGCCATTGTGGCCAAGCGTTGGAAGGTGCGCAGCGTGACTCCTGTCGTGCTGCTTTATTAGATTAGTTCAGTTGGTTTGATTTGGCAATAAAAAAGGCGACCGAAGCCGCCTAGTGTTACAAGCCTAGGTAAATGAATTTGCCAAAGGCTATGTATGGTGGGAGATGTGTTGTTTGTGTGACATTGCCATTCAGGCTTGTAGTTGTATAACCGTGAGTGTGGTTTGCGTTTTGTGAATTAGATGTCTTAGTAGGTACGTCGATGGTGACAAGGTGGTTGTGCAAAGTGCTTAGGCCATCAATATCTCTGTCTGGGGAGCTTAAAGCGGCATACGACTGGTCAGAACCAGCCATTGTACTACCATTGTCACGGAACACTGAGCTTGTGCTTGCAAATGCAAAGGTGTGTGGTCTTCCGCTCGATGTGGCATAGTCAGAAGCAGTAACCTCTGAGATAGTGTAAGCGTTAGTGGTGTGAGTGTGACCATTAGATTCGGTACCAGTGTTACCGGTTAACGTAAAGTTAGGCAATGCAGAACGCGCTATGGTTAATGAACCCGCTGATTGACCCACAAACACCGCAGAACCATCAGCACCCATTGCCAGCTTACCAACGGTATCTGGAAGGTATGACAAACCACTACCTAAAGAGCTTGCAGCAGCCTGTTGAGTGGGTGTAAGGGAAGACACTGGGCGTCCATCCATTAACAACCATCCGTTATGATCATCTTTCCTGTAGGCTTCTTTTATATCACCAATCTCATGCGTGCCGACCACAGCATCCGTAAACGTCCGGCTAGTTGTTCTACGCCAAGGAGCTGCCGCTGTGACGCCAGGACGGCACTGCATAAGCGCTCCGGTATCTTTGCGGATAATGCGGGTTGCAATGGAGTCACCTGCTCGAACGTCTAGCGGGTACTCAAACGGAATCGACAGCAATGCACCCGCGGTCCATGACGGTATTTCTACGCGAGCAATCTCGACGTTCCCTGCTGTAAATTCTACGACCCACGTACCACCCGCGGCGGCGGTGTCGGCAGGCATCACCTCAATCTTAGTAAAGCTCAGGCTAGCCGCAGGCGTAAAACTCACGGCATACGGTATTGGTGTACCAGCGGGGACGAGTGCGCCGTTAGGCTCCGCGACAGCCTGCGCGGCAAACTTCCGAGATGATGGCTCGATAATTATCGTGCCGTCAGTGCTTTGACCCTGCCACAAGGGGAAGAACGCCAGTCCGGTAAACTCATTCTTAAATACTACGTTTTGACCGGCAGAACCTATGCTGTGAACGCTCCCAAGGTGGAAAGACCCGACGCCGGTAGTTAAGGCTGTTTTAAACCATGATCCGTCCGAGTTTTGCTCGGCAATCTTCTCTGTACCCTTCCAAAGCTCAAGTGCGCCGTTTGACTGGTTTAATTTGTATTCGTAACCATCCGGTAGCGCACCAGCACCGCCGCCTACCCCGCCTGAAATTAAAGACATAAAACCCCCTAAACTAAATCATACTGAGCGCCACCAGTTGGCGTGATGCGGATAGTTGCGTTGCCGCATGTAAGCACAAAGCCGCCGTCTGATGATTTGCTGTCAGTCTGAACCCATAAGTTTGTGTCTTTATCTAGCAAAGCCTCAACGGTTACGCTGCCGCCATTGGCTTTTAGAATCAGAGTCCTTTGGCTGTGCGCTGGCATTGTTGGTGGAAATGTCGTCTGCGTGGTAAACATAATAAGCCCTCAAGTTAAGTTGAGGCTCTAGAGGATGGAAAGGCCGTGAGATTCCCGACATCCATATCGGGAGGCCATCCTCACGGCCACTTACATTATGAATTATGCCGATTAAAAGCGCAATTTAAGTTACTGGCGCACTTCTATTTATAATAAAAATCATTGTTTGTGTAAACGCTAAGCTGTGCAGATGGCGCAGGGGTCAAGCCATAAGCCTGAAGCGCCGCGCTCGGTATTGATGGTACAAGGTCGCCAAAGTCGGAGCCTGTCGAGCTTCTGGCAAACATAGAGCGAAGCTTTATGCCGGTTGGCAGTGTTAATGATGAGAAGTCAAAGAAAACGTCTTGCTGGTTGGCGTTCTCTAGTCGAATCTCGATTGTGTTACCAAGGATTTGCCATGACGCGCCGCCATTCGAACTTAGCTCAACCCAAAAGAAAAGGCTAGATGTGCCAGAAGCACCAGACCTAGCGGCGCGAAGCCTGCTTTTAAATAGGAATGGACCGCCCTTTAAGATGGTTAGCGTGCCGTTAGCGTCAACTGATAACAATCCGCCAGGCGATGTTCGTGCTGCCCCGTATTTAACTTGCTTTGGCGTGTCAATTGGTGAGCCTGACTGTGTGGTCTGGTCAACAAATGAATCGTATAGATTTGAGCCAGCAGACTCATTAATGAGCTTGCCGACAATCAGCGTTGGTATTTGGGTATAATTTATGCCGTTAATCCGAGTCTTCATAACACCACCCACATAAAAGAAAAGAGCGGCCGAAGCCGCTCATTGGTGTTACGCAGTACCAGCAGAGCCGTACAAACCACGCGGGTCTGACCAGCCAAAGCTATAACGCTCAGATGCCTTGAAGCGAGCATTGCCTGACAGAAACGCATTGTCTTCGCCAAACGCGATAGCGCGACGAACAAAGTGTTTCATGCCGTCCGGCACGTCAGTCTTAATGAACCAAGCATCGTTTGAAGTCAAGTAGTTGTTCACTACAACCTCAGAGATTAAGCCCATAGACCGCACAGCGTTGATGGCGTTGTTGGCTGTGTCGTTTTGCAGCGTAGATTTTAAGATGCGGTGAGCATCGAACTGTAACGCAACAGGAACAACAAGCTTTTCAGCGCTTAACATCATACGCGTGCCGCGTGAGTCAGTCGCTAAGCCGATTTGAATTAACAAATCTTCCAATGACGCTTCTGACAAGTCAGCTGCAACAGTTAACACGTTGCTAAACGTGCCGCCTGATGGGCCGCTCGGGTGAGCGTTTGACAGCAACGCTTGACCATCACCATCTGGCATCGTGAACGCGCCGTTGAACGCGCGGTTGTAGATATTCGCTGCAATCACTTCTTTAGTGATTTTCATCGAGTAGCCCAACATACGCGCTTTCTTGTTCATTAAGCCGTACAGCTCATCTTCCAAAGCTTCTTGAGTTACAACGAAGCCTTTAGCCACTGTGTAGTGGTTATACTTCGGTGCGTAACCTTGCTGGAAGTCATCAAACGCAACGTCTGAGCCTTCTGGCTTGATTGACGCCAAGCCCATGCCCTCAACCATCTGGTCGATTTCGAAGGCTTTGCGCGAGCTTTCAGTGTCGAAAAGCTTGGTATATTGGTCTGCATAACGCTTATATTCGTGACCAAATGTAGTGTTTAGACCTTCTTGGAGAAGGCGTGGAATATTACCACGAGTAATAGTACCGGCCATATGTTATACCCCCGTGGCTGTTTGGTTGTTGATTGACACTAAAGCCACGTTACCAATTACGCCAGCAGCGTCAGGTAATAAAGCTTGTACGCGATATTGCAGTGTGGCAGTGGTGGCTTTGCCGGTAGCATTTACGCCTTGCGTAGATACGGACATGCCGCCAATGCGAGTTGATGCGGTGTACGTGCCATCTACGTTTAAGCCAACGTCAGCTGCCACCAATGGGCCATTAGCTACAGGAGCCAAGAACCACAGCGCTGGGTCAGTGTGAACGTAAACATATCCAGCTGAGCCAGCAGGCAAGCCGGTGTTTGATAAGTTTTCGCCAGCAACCTGATACTCAACGGACGCGATAACGCCAGCGATTTGCTGAGCGGTTGCGGTAACAGCATCAACAGCGGCAACGCCTTCAGTGTCAGCTGAGCCGGTCAAGCGAACTTGGTCGCCTGGTGCTAAAAATGTGGCATGTGCAGAAGCAACAAAGAAGCGGCGGACTTTACCGGCGTTTTCTGCTGTGCTATTGCCTGCCGTATTAACGGAAAAAGCCATAGTGTAACCCTCGAATTAGGTGATTAAAGTTTGATTTTGCACTGCGCCAATGAAGCGAAAGTCGCTCGGCTGTGCTGGTCGGTCTTTAGATGCCCATATCCAAGGTCGCGATTCGGTCTCGGTCTCTGCCGTCTTCGCCTTTTGGTATATAGTCAGGCAGTGAGCCATTGACGTTAACGGTTTGGACTTTCTCGCCAATTTGTTCGTTAACTTTTCGCTGACCTGCCTCGAAGTCTTGCTGACGCAAATCATTTGGAATTCGCATCATAATTAGTTTGCCGCCGTGTCCTTCTTTAAACACATTAGCCCCCTGAGAGTCTTGCACATATTCATACCCTGCGTCAAGTGCTTGTTGCACTCGGCCTGGCTTGTTTACGTCGAAGAAGTAGTGAAAGTAATTTGGATCTAGCCCGCTATACGTCCGAATCGTAGCCGCCATTGATACGCGCCCTTGGCGTTCTGGGCGCTGCTCTAAATCTTTAGATAGTGGCGCATCTGCGCTGCGTGGTCTGCTCATGGTATTACCCTCTTGAATTCTTGACTGCTTTTAGAAAAGCTTTCTTGTCGCCTTTAAACATCATATCGCCGAATGAATTCCACTCGGACAACTCCGACTTGCTCAAGTCAGTCCACGTCAAGTCGCCGGACACTTTGCCAGATGGCTTGCTGTCGGTGATTGCTGGCTTGTCGCGATTTGGGTTGACTGGCGCTTTTGGTGGGAACTTCTGCGCAATCTCACCTTGCAAATACTCAAGGCGCTGATTGACGGTCATGTTTGGCGTTGCGAGTAATTGCGCGTATAGATTCTGCGCAAACACTGCTTTGCCGTACTCTGGGCTTGTCGGGTCTTTGACATTAATCCATGGGTTTTCACGCTCGAACTGCGCTTCAACTGCCAGCTCATCCTCTGATGGCCCTTGCTGCTGTGGCTGCTGAATCTGCTGTTGCAAGTTCATCTGGCTGATTGCGTTATTGGTCAGCGCCTGCTCGGCTTTCTGTACGCCATCCCAATCACCATACTGAACAGCGTTGCGCTTGGCTTCCATTAGCTCGGCGTTTTGCTGCTGCAACTGCTGGATTTGCATTTGCGCTTGCGCTTGCACGTACTTCTTGACGTTATCAACATCAGCTTTGAACGTCTTTTGCAGCGCTTCAAACTCACGCGCCTTGCTGATTAACGTGCCTTTTTCGTTGAAGTGCTTAGCGCTTACCCACTCGTCAGGGTCTTTGCCTTGCGCCACCCATTCAGCCTTAGACGTCCAGCCGCGTTGCGAAGCTTTCGCTTCTTCTTCGTTAACTTCTGGCTTAGCTTCTGGCTCGGGCGTTACATCTTCAGCGACCGGCTCAGGCGTATTGTCAACAACCTCAACCGGCTCAGGCTCTGCACTAAACACAGAGTTAAACGCATCCTCGTTAAAATGCACTTCATCAGTCATTGGACACCACCGCTATGATTTTCTGGTCTGTTACTAGGCGCAGCTTGGTATCTTTACCTGCTGACACTGGGCGCTTACCGTCATACGTGGCAAACTCTACTTTGTCGCCCACTTTGACACCCCATTCTTCGGCTGAGTTACAGCCGCATTGAAGCCCTTTGAATGCGCGTGGTCCAATATCAACTACTGTGCCGATGCACTGCGCTTCTTCGAGCCGCTTTTCGTCTTTTTGGCTGGCCATGATGATGCCGCCTTCTGACTTTAGCGTGACTTCTTCAGTCTCGATAAGGACGTAATATCCTGTGGCTTTAATCATTGGTTTTTCCCTCTACTCCATAGGATAAGAAAAGCTCGTAGTCAAAGATTGGCTTTTGAATACCATTCATTCGGGCTTGATAATACTCTGCTGCAATTTCTTTTTTGAGTCGCTGAGTGATGGGGTGATTGTTCCAAAGCTGGAACTCGTCGGGCGTGGGCGTGTAGGATTCTACTTCTTCTTTGGCTTTAGAGATTGCCCTCTCGATGCCAAGTATATCATGCGTCTCTTGCATGGTTGTTGCTCTCAGTTGTGGATAAAGTCTCTGCGGATAATTGTGCGTCAATTTATTGGCGGTGTCAATTTATTGGCGTCAAATCTTTGTTGTTGCGGGGCTTGTAGGGTGGTGCTATGTTTGGTTTTTGGTCAATTGGAGATTCAAGTGAACAACAACTACGATGTTTACATGTGCCGCCCAGACAAACGCCCAACACTAACAGTTGAGCGACTTAAAGAGTTTATGAATCCAGAGCAAGGAACATGGAGCGAATGGGTGGATGTTTATTCCGCAATGCGCAAGGCGGAGGAGCGTGGCTATAAAGTGCCGTATGACATGCTTGCCCAATATGATGCTGATTTTGATGCCCCACAAAGAGGTATCTCCGAGCTTTCGGCCGACTTGCTGACTGCTATTGAAAAGCTTGACTCTGACAAAAAAGAAAAGCCCTCATGGTTAAAGGGCTTGATTCCTTGGCTGTAATCTACCGCGCACCCTCTGGCACAGCGCCAATAGTTACATCAACTTGAGGCGCTCCAATCTGTTCAGCCTCCTGGTAAGTCTTGTAAGTCTGCGCCACCTTCAGATTCTCATCAGCTTCGATGCGCTGCGCTTCTGCGTCAAGTCTCGCGGCTTCCAAGCTCAATCGACCGTCTTGGTCTTGAGCCTTGAGTGCAAGCTCTGCGGATTTCTGCTCTACCTTCTGCTGCTCGAGTTGCAGCATTGCCATCTTGACTTCGAGCTGCTGTTTCAATAGCTCGTTGTTTTGCTGTTGCAGCTGGGCGTTCATCTGCTCCATCTGCATGCGCTCTTGCTCCATGGCGATTAACTGCGGGTCTGATTGACCTTCAGGATAGAGCTTGTCTAGCATCTCAGGGATGCCGATAGCGTCAAGCGCCTCAGATACCAACGCCTTAACTTGACCGCCTGACGCTTGGATCACTGGCATCAGCTCCATCAACACTTGAGTAGACTGCATCTTTTGCATCATGCTTGATTTGGCCGCTTCAGCAGTTGGCTCGATGTCATAACCTGCGCGGGTAAAGTCTTGCTGATAGTCAGCTTGCGGGTTATCCAGCACTTCTTGATATGTCACAGGGTCCGTGTACTTGGCGTTCAGGTCGAACATCTTGCGGAATTCGTCGGACATGCTGCGAAGAATGCGGCTAATCAGTGTGGTGGTTGGCATCATCTTTTCCTGAAGCAAGCCAAGTGTAGTTGCCGCTGGCGCGTTAGGTGCAATCGTGCCTTCCATGTTGATGATTGACGTTAGGTTGCGAGCTTCTGCCTTTGCTTGCTCGTTCAGTGTAATCAATGACGCTGACGGCTCTTTAAATGGGTAAGGCATAATGCCGGTTTGCATTGTCTGGGCGTCAACACCGGTTTGCACAAACTTACCTGGCGATACGCGGAAAGGCGACTTATTGTTGCGGAACTCCTTCGATACAAAGCCGCCACCCATGTTCGCCAAGCTACCACTGTCAATCGTTTGGTTTGACGTCGTGTTGATAAGCTCAAGATATCCGGTTAGTAAGTGGCAATAACCCCAGTTCAGGAATGTGCCGTCAGGCGCAACGATAAAGCCGTATTTGGTAACCATGTTCACTGGCTTAATCTTGACTACCTTCAGCATGCCAAGCGCTTTTGATTGCAGCTGCTCAAGCGCTCCAGCGATAACCTCTGTCGGGTCTTGACCTTCCATTGTCACAGTGATTTCTTGACTGGCTGCTTGGATGGCTTGATTCATAGCCTTATCCAGTGACGCAACCACACCATCAGCGAGCTTAACCATGATGGATGACCGGTCGAACCTTGCAACGATACGAGCGACCTTTTGCGATTGTGTATGAACCGTCACAATGTACGGCTCTGCAATGCCATCATCGTCAAGGTCAAGCATGCAGTGTTGCTCCAGGAATTCATCCTCGCTGGACTGGTCTTTATCGTCAGCGTCAATATCTGCAATCTCGTTATCGTCCATTGCGTAGTCTTGGTCGAGCCAAATACCCGCAGCGATGCGCTCGTTAACTTCAGCCTCACAATAAACCTTGCATTCAGTGAAGCGAGTCAGAGCAGACATTGAGCGTTCATTCTGATTGACGGCAAAGTTGGGGTAGAAGATTGGCAGTGATACGTTTTTGCCCTCTGTCGGGTCGAAGAATGTTTTTTTGAAGAAGCAACCAACAGCAGCTAATGCGTATAATGCTTGCTCTTGTTCAGCTCTCCACTCTGGCATCTCGTAGTTAAACTGCCAGTTCATGAACTGCGAGACACGACTCATGCGAGCTTGTTTCTCTGGCGTTTCTACACCTTCAATGCAGCCCTTAACTAGCTTTTTGCCGCCAAGGATTTCAGTTGATGCGCGGTCGCCGAAGCTGATAACAGCCTCGTAAATCATCGGGCTCTTGTAATTGCTAGCACCCTCCCACGGATAGCTCTTGCTTTCCATGGCAGGCTTAGCGACTTTCATGCCCTTATCGACCATCTTCGACCATTCACTCATGGAGTCGCGGTCTTCGCCGTATTCCTCGACGACCTTATTGGCAATCTCGGTTAGTTTTTCTTCTGATAAATCCGCTGCAATGTTCGGATTGTCTATATAGGAAAGCAGCTCTTTCATTTGTCAAGCCCTTAGTAGTTTTGGTTAGTATAAACTCAATTAGTAACCTAGGCTACCCGTCTTGTTGTGGTGGTTGCGGTCTTCATAATAATCAAAGTCATCATGCAGTTCAGGCGCCTCTAACGCCATCATCACAGCGTCGGCGATGTTTGGGCTAGATATTCCTAGCTTCTTCATGTCCTCTTTGCTCATCATCTGAATCATTCCTGATGAGTTGTGTTTCTTCGGTATGCGGCAAACCTCTGAGCGAAGTTTTTGCAGCTGCTTGATATTTGAACTAAAACTGATTAAGTCGTCAGGGTCTGACATTTCGCCAAACATGACTGCGCGGTAAGTCTTATAGCAGCGGTCGCGCAAATTCCAGTAATTCTGTGCGCGTTTGTTCTTGAATGTTTCTTTGTTGGTTTTTATCTTGGCGGTGTAGTTAACTTCTCCACGGCTTTCGTGTGGCGGCTGGTATGGCTTGTCAGGGTCTGACGCTGACCCCGAACCCCTGAATTGCTTAACATGAATTTGTTTACCCTGAAACCACTGACTGAACTGTCTTTGCAAGCCTACGCCCATACCGTCACAGTCCCACGTAAACAAGTCAACGCCGTAGCCGATTGCCATCTCTGCCGCTTCATCTGCTGAGCTGTTAATGTCTGGCTGGTCAATCTCTCCAGCTGCAAAAAACACTGAGCCATAGCGACCAGCGTAGCCTTTGGCGTCTGGGCCGGTGTCGGCAGGGTCAAAAGAAAACACCTTGCTGCCTCTCGGAGTTATTCCAAGCTTCTTGTGTGCGTCAACGCAAGCGTCAAACCATTCAGGCAGAATGATTGAGCCGTCTACGCTGTCGTTGTACTTCCCAATCCAGATATGGTCGTACAGTGCGCGAGGCTTGTTTCTGTAGTCGTATAAGCGCTCTTGCTCAAGCCCTGAATCTGCATACCACGGGTTATCATCGTAGTTAACTCGAATGATTAGGTGTAAATCATCTTCCGCCCACCCTTTACGCTCTAGCTCCGCTTCAAACGGTTTAAGGAATCGCTTGCTGAATGAATCTTCACTTGATGAAGGGTTGGCAATAAAAATCATCTGAACGCTATTAAGCGCTTCAATGTCTTTGTTTTCGTCTGATTCTTTCTCGACAATGAACTTTTCAGGCAAGCCAGCTTTTGCTTTGTTTCGCGCTGTCGGCGTTAATGCGGTTAATGATTCTTCAGAAATGAACTGCGCTTCTTCAACGATAAACCTCCGAAAGCCTTGCGCTGATTTGATTGATGACGGATTACGCGCCAAACCTTTAAACCTGAACCCGCCCTCGCCGTGGTTGATTTCGTTGTTTAGCACCTCAAAGCCTGACAACCCTATTCGGTCAACCTCATCCTTGATTGTGCTATGCATCGACTCGCTGATAGAGTTTTGAAACTCCCGCAAGCAATACACTTTATCTGCAAAGTCTTTTACTCCGGCAAGTGCAATGTCAACCACCTGGATTGATTTACCTGAACCCCTGCCGCCGTATATAACAACAAAGCGCTTTTGTGTATAAAGCACTGGCTCAAGCACTTTGGCTATGTAGATTTGCGGCTTGTCGTTAACTTCTTTCCACTGCGAGCCACTGCGCTTAACGCACTTGAGCAACCCTTCGTTAGGGCAGACAATGCCAAACACTGTTGATTTGTCCAGTTGGCGTCTACGCTCTTTTTCCTGGAGCAAAAGCAGTAGCTGCTCTTTTTGTGCTCTATTCATCGACTAGACAGCTCTGCGATTTTCTTTTCTAGGTCTTCATCAGATAGCTTGTTGATGTCGATCGAACCTGAATGCTGTATCTCTTGCTTTTCGCGCCATTCATCTGGAGCCATGTTTTTAAGGCCAAATATGCAAAGCGTAGCGTTGCCGCCACCTTCAACCGCATTTAGTCGGCTTATTTTCTCCCACCAAGTAGCGCATTTTGACTTGGCAATCTTTACGGCTTCCGAAAACTCTGGGTTGGCAGACATCCACTCGTTAACTGTTGAGCGCGAGCAGTCTACTGATGCAGCAAAGGAAGTGAGGCTTGCGCCCTCTGACATGTGAGCAATGACCTGCTCACAATATTCTGGCTTGTAACTTGTTGGTCTACCACCTGCCATCTCTCGGCACTCCTATTTGATTCTCTGTGTTTGAGTATAACCCATCTGCTGGAAATGAAAAAGCCGCTTGTTAGGCGGCTAGTTGCTAATGAGTTACAGGGTTAAAAACTACCGGAAACCATCTTGGTGATTTATACGCTTTGACCTCTTTAGCAATATCCATAAAAGTCTCAAAGCCATCAAGCTGATAAACTAACCTTGTTGATGGCGTCATCTTTATTGCGTTTTCATTCACAAGCTCTTGCAGAGCTTTTCCCGCTTCGGCAGATAGCCTAATCCAGAAAAACATATTAGTTTCAGGCGTACCCCACGCGTTATCGCCAAAGAAGCCATCAATATTCTGCTCAAGCTCGTAAAACGACACTGATTTTCTTTTTTGGATAAATTTTAATATTTCTTGTTTCATTCGTATCGCACCCCTACTTCGTCGAGCGCATCTTCAACATCTGCAAGCGTAACCACATGCCCACACTCATCTCCAGCACCTTCAGGCAACTTAACCACCAGCGACTGGCGGGATGCTTGCCAGCATTCAGCAAGCAGCGCTTTTGTATGCGCCCCGCAATATTCACTATCCGGTTGGTTCTTAAACCAATTTTCAAAGTCTGTCTTCATTCTTTGCTCCAAATTGCTGCTTGTCTGAGTTCTTCTGTAAAATCCAGAACTCGAATGAAGTCAGCGAGCCTCAGATTATGCGTGTTTACGCATATAGCTCTATCGGTGTTTGCTTGTTTGATCCTGATTTTCATTCTTTGCCGCCTTGCCGGATAGCTGATTTTTAGCTATTTCTTTAGATATTTCGTACTGCTCTTGTATGTGCTGCGGAGTTAAATCGGTAAATTTTCGTGCCGGTATGCTGCCGAACGCTTCTTGCATAGCTTTTATATCTTCTTCAGATTGAGCCTGTTTTTTCATCAAACCACCTCCTGGCGGATGCGCTCGGCATATTGGTCGGCTATCTTTTTGTGGTATTCAAGATTCACCTCACCAAAACTGTTATTGAGGCAACTTAAATATGCAGCCCGACCAGCTTCTGCCTTCACCTGCACCAAGCAGGCTGCTGGTGTTAAGCGCAGCGCTTGTTTGGCTTGCAGCTGGTACACATACGCCTTGTCGGACGTGGTTTCCTGTATGTCTGTTAGTTTCTCACGCAGCACCTCAATCTGCGCTTGCAATTCTTCATAAGTAGGTTTCATAAATTCTCCAATTCATTAATCCGCGCCACTCCAACACAAACCACGTAAAACAGGCAGGGCTTGTTCTTGTGCCAGTTGGTGAGTGTTTGTAATGACGTGCCGGTATTGTCTGTAATCTGTTTTAGACTCTTGCAGCCTAGTTGTTTGGCTTTTTGGCTTGCTGTTGTCATAACTCAGGCTCCTTGAGGGCTTCTGCTGCATCAAGCCCAGTAATTGAATAGGCGCTTCTTGCAAGTCCTTCAGCGTCAACACTATATCCCATAGCAACTTGACCGACTGCCGCGTTGTAAATCATTTCTAGCAGCTCTCGCCTTTGTCCTCGAAGCGCCAAAATCTCAGCCCGTAAATCTGCGTTTGATTTTTCAATCGCTCTTTCGCTTGGTGACTTTTCGCATTTGGCTCGCAACCATCCATGCAGCTTAGCGTTTTCGGCATCAGCTAGCCGATACATGCGATATGCTGCAACTGCTGCCCGCTCCGAATCTTGATAACTTATTCTCCATGCGCTGTAGTTCATTGTTCACCCCTTGCCTTTGCAAGCATTCTGTCAATTTCTCTATGTCTTGCGATGCTTAATCCACCTTCAATTTGCAGATTTGCAAGCAGCTTGTACATATCAGGTGCCGCTGCAATTAGGTCTGAATTAGCAAATGACTCCGGCGTGTTGCAGTTTGACAGCTCATCATTTAGCGACTCAAATTGCGCAATCAGGCGCTCGCTTTTATCAACAATCATCCAGTCGCCTTTTGCTGACCAAGGCGCTGGTGTAAAGTTAGTTTTCTTCATTTTCCTATCTCCGGTTGGTTGTGTCGTCTCAATGAGATAAATATACTCTCACCTGACAATACTGTCAAACTATTTTATTCATTCAGATAAAAATAATTTCTCAGTCAAGCTGATAATCCTCTGCCTCTCACTAGGACTAGCCGCAATCAAATCTAGGCAAGCCATTTTAGTATGCGGGTCTTGCGCCTGTGTCATCATCCTTGCAGCCGTTTGGATGATTGCCGCTTGCTGTGGGCGCTTGTCGGCGATTGCTAAGCGGCGTGCAAGCGCTATGTTTAGCGCTTCGGTGTTGGTTGTCATTTATCCGCTCCGTACATCTCAAAAACAGCCCTTGCAAAACCACGAGGCGTTGCGCTTCTAAAGTTCGCCCTATCTGGACCAGGTGGCGCTTTATGAATCCTGTCATCAGGCGAGCCTAGCGACTTATTAATAAACGCAGGCGGCAACACAAAACCACCGCCCGACCATAAGCAGGTTTTTTTTGTGTAGTTATCATCCGTGCAGTATCCGGTGTAATCGCAAGGATTGAATGACCATTGCGGCTTGCTAAATATTGAGCTGAATACGCTTACCGGATTTTCAAAGAACCAAGGGCAACCGCAAAGCTCACCAATAGTTCGACATTGTTCAGCAACCAGCGCTGCTTTAGCCTGGAAAAACTTGTCTTGCTCTGCCTTGGCTGCAAACCATCGTGACCCACTCACCGCCACGTCAGTGCATGGCGGGAAACCAGCAACAAACACAACTTTTTCAGTTCGCATAATTTCGCCAATGCGCGGCATCGCATCAAGCATTGTTTTATTAATCCGCTCAACCTTGCCGTCATCTGTGTGCGCCTGGTGCTGTGGGTCAACCATAACAACTCGATAGCCAGCATCAACCCAATCAGCGCCCATTGCATCGGTCAGGTTGCATAGCAGCAATACGGTTCCTTTGCTCATTCCTGGCACCCTTGCAATCTCTGAGTAGCCAAAGACTCAGCATGCCTGGTCAGCCAATCATTCGCGTACTGGCGCAAGATAGCACCGCAATCGGCGCCTGTTTTAAACGCCTCAGAAATCGCTGTGGTGCATTTTTCATCGAAGCTGCTGTCTAGCTCTATTTCATCCAGATAGTCGCTTAGAATCAATCCTGCGCGTATTTGAGCTGCAAGAGCAGCTATCTTTGCGTCCTGCTCTGCTTTTTGCTCGGCTGCTAGGTCTGTTTGTTTCCAATCATCGTAAGCCATATTATGCCTCGTTCAATCTAAAATACCCTTTCGGGCAAATAAACAACTCACCATTCTTCCGCATACGCTGCGCTATCTCGCGTGAATTTGGTCGCAAGTCGCTTAGCTTCACAAAGCCATTGCGGATGTCTTGTTTTAGTTTGTAGAGCAATCCGGTCATTTCTTTCTCCCAAATTCTTCCAAAAAGTTCATTAACCATTCAATACTGAAAAGCTCGCTTTGGTTCCCAGCTAACGACGTGATTCGCTGTCTGCTCACTCCAACTTTGTCTGCCGCCTGCTGATGGGTTAACCCCCTATCAATGATGAGCTGTTGTGCTTCTGCCATTAGGTCTTGTTTTAGCTGTTGGGCTTTGTTCATTGTTGCTCCGGTGCTGGTATTTGATTTGCTGTAAAGTCGGTTAATTTTGCATCTCGCCATTTTAACCTGCTCATTCCGCCATGCGGCATGTCTTCGTAATAGCTGACTTCAACTTGCAGAATTAATTTACCAAACAAGCTAGTTCTGTACCTTGTCTTTCCTGTTGCTTTTTCCATTCCTTCACTCCTTCTACGTTCGGCGTTGTGCCGTGTTGGTGATTCAAATATAGCATAATTAATTATGCTTGCAATAGTTTTTGTGCATGAATTTGCGACTTAGCGAGATAGTGGGAAATAGCAAAACAAAACTAAGTACTTTTTCCTTGTAAATCAATGAATTAGAGAGATAGATATATATCTTTATATTTATATTTATAAATACATAAAAATAACGTCTATATCTAGATTACTAAGTAACTAAGACGATATAAGAAACTCCATTAATCTATCTGTTTATCTACCTAGCTAAGTCGCTAAGTCGCTAAGTCGCTCATTTTCTATTTATAAATCAATGAGTTGCGAAATAGTGACGCATTAACTAACTCGTTAAGTCATTGATTTATAAAGAAACTGTTTTTAGCGCAAAAAA